ACTCTCCTCCTCAGAAATTTCGATTAATTTCTGCAGATACCACGCGCATTTCTTTAGGTCTTCGACACCATTTTTAAATTCAGTGCGCCAAAGGTATTTCAGGCAGGCTCCCCGACAGTAAGAACGTAAGCCCTCCTTACCTAAGGCAGACTCAAGCGCATCAATGCACTCAATAGAACCCTGCGTGTAGTGTGCAGGATGATCTACAGGATCACTAAACAACATAGGTTTGCTGGGTGAGAGGTCGTCGATCTCATTAAACAGGAATCTATCTTCCTCGAAGAGCATCAGGTAACAAAAATCTCAGAGATGTCTAGCAGATTGTCTGTTTTCGTGCTGAGCTCTTCGCTGTACTTCGTATCGAGATGCTCTAGAAGTCCGCAAGGAGCGATCTGCACAGTGCCGTTCGAGCTTACGAGCGGAACCACCCTGCGATGTTCCTGTCCCGAACGAAGGTTTTCAAAAATTGTCCCCATCGAGCTTCGATCGGCAATTGGCCAGCATCTGTGCTTAGTTAACTCGTAGCTCTCCAATGGATCAAAACTCTTTGAATTGACGTAGTCTTCTGCCATCTGCTGATCCAGAATCATCAGCCCGGCATAAGGATTACCTAGAGACGCAAAACCTATAAATTCCGAAGACGGAGTTAAGTAAGTCTCGACTGTGTAAGGTCGATCACCCCAAACCGAAGGAGTCGGATTATTTAAGTTCCACCTACGGTAGTTATCAAACGGGACGTACTTTTCGTTAAACGACTCGAAACGGCAGAAACCTGGCTCGAGGTTTAAAGGTTTTAAGCGATCCTTCCAACTAAACCAATAGAAGAAATTCTCACTCGTCAGGAGCATGTCGTTCTCGCTATAGAGGTAGAAGTCATACGCCCTCGCTTCCACGGCTAACTTCAAGAGCTCCTTATGACTCCAAGTGAGCGAGAATCCTTTGTATTCCTCGGGAGCAATAACAACGTCAATAACTAATCTCTTTATATTACTAAGTATTAAGTTAAGTAAAGTGTCTTTGTCCTCTCTGTGCTCATAGTCAATAAATATAAACACCTCTTTAGTTCCAGGCAGCTCCTCGTAGCCACGAAGAACCTCGAGCAGGGGGTCAAACCGAGCCAGAGGGTTGTGCGCCGTGATGGCGATAAAATACTTGGAGGAGTATAAAGAAGCGTTAGAACAAGTCATTATCAATACTCCATTTCGAAGTTACCTCGCCGCTGTAGGTAGGTAACCACCCAGGTGTAAGCATCGAGAAGGTCGTCGTGAGAGGTTGCACCAATATTGATCAGTTGATCAAAAAGAGCATCGAACTTTCGGAACCGGTTAAAGACCACCTTTTTATTCTCTAACAACCCGAGAGTACCTCTGAATCGAGCGATCTTGTCGCCACGGAAACCTTTCGCCTCGTGGATGTGGATGTTGCCAAGACCCCGCTCACTGAGGAGGATGCGTCTAAGGTCAGCAGCGAGTGAAGCCTGGTAAGCAACCGACTCAACGACCAAAGTACATGTGGAGTAAGTGGGGAAGTACTCGCCCTCACTGTTCTCCTGAAGAATGCCCCACTCCACGAGCATCTTGCAGAGAAGATCTATCTTCTCCAAGTTGCCAATCGAACGAACTTGATGCGCATCAATAACGTAGTACTTGTCCTTTAACCTCCCAGCAAGCACAAACGCTGTGTAGTCTGAGGTTTCGTTTTTACTCGCGGAGAGGTCGATACCAACAGCGAGGCTATCGAACTCAGTTACGACGTCACCCTTAATCAAAAGATCTGGAGAGAGGACCAGATCAGATGTCATCACAGGTTGCTGCTGGTACTGGAAGGCAAAAGCAACTGGATCTAGCTCTTTCTGTCCTTGTAAATAGTCAACACTCCACTGCTCAGGCCAATAGCTTTCTGGTTCTCCCTTATCGTCATAAGTCAAAGCTTCTTGAGTGACCTGCTTCCAGCCTTTCTGCGGAACAAACATCGTCTTGTGGATGTCGAGCGGATGGAATCGAGTACCCAAGCAAATAGCTCGCCCGCCCTCAAAAATAATCGGAGCAATAACTGAGCTCCAGTTGTTGTTCATTTCCTCCCTAATAGTCGGGTTTTTGATGTCCGTACTTGATTTAATAGGGTCATCGACGATAACGAGGTGCGCACGTTTTGAGGTGATAGAACCCCTCAGACCAGCAGCACGGAGAGTAAATTCCTCGTCGCCCACACGGCTGATGCCCGCATAGTCGAAATCGATACTCCAGCCGATATCCGACTGCATGCCTGAACGCAACTGAACTTTCGGGAAGATCTTCTTGTACGTGGAGGAGTCAATAATCTGCTTAATGATTCGACTTTTCGGGATGGCAGTAGCGATGTTGTACGAGCAGTAGATGATCTGAAGGGGGAGACCTGCGGTCGTATGGCGCCCGATAATCCAGGCGGTAAACATGTTGAGAACCGTGGATTTGGCGCTACCCCGAGGAGCGAGGATATCCAGGTTGGGGCCAGCAATATCTATAAGGTATCGATTGCTCTCCCCGGTCACTAAATGTTGATGCCACTCCAGCATATGCTTTGCTGGGGCTTTATCCATAACAGTACAGAAGGTAGAGAAGTCATCTGCTGCCCTGGTAAATATAGAACTTAACTCCGGTGCCTCAGAGTCTACAGCTTTTGCTGCACGCAGCTTAAGAGCACGTCGATAAGCAAATGACTCTCTACTCGGCATGTCCTTTTAAAAGATGTCTGTATACTAATAGCCAGATTCTACCTTTAAATGGCAAAGATTCTCTGGTACGGAGACATTCTTTCGAACACAGGGTTCGCTAGAGTCACACATAGTATTCTTGAGCACCTAGCAAAAGATAATGAAGTAGTCGCGTTTGGTATCAACTACGCTGGAGATCCTCATAGCCTCCCATTTAAGGTCTACCCCGCTACAGCTAGTAACCCGTCTGATCGCTTTGGTATAGGTCGATTGCCACAGGTTGTCGAAGCCGAAAAGCCAGACTTCATAATCTGCCTGAACGACATCTGGGTGGTAAACCAAGTCTGGGAAAGAATCCACCTCCTCCAGTCCTCGCTTGGATTTAAATTCATCGCCTACTTCCCGATCGATTCGGAGTGGTACATCGAGAGTCACCTTCGCTATGTGAAGGACTGGGATTTCGCGATCACCTTCACGATCGAACAGGCTCAAAGACTCATGAAGCACGGCATCACTCCTAAGTTGATGGGCGTGGTGCCTCATGGCATCGATACCTCTAAGTTCTTCGCCATGGAGCGCGATGAGGCTCGCAGGCAACTGAAGCTCCCGTTAGATAAGTTCATCGTTCTCAACGCAAACCGAAACCAGCCGCGCAAACGAATCGACTTGACCATCAAGGCGTTTGTCGAGTTCGCTAAAGACAAACCAGATACGATGCTGTATCTCCATATGAGCGAGAAGGACCTCGGTTGGGATGTCCGCGCTCTGTTTGAGACGGAGATGAAGCGGAATGGTCTTAAGTCGGATCAACGACTGATCATGACCTCCAACAACATCAACTACGTCAACGCTCCCCCGGACGAGCTGCTCAATAAGATCTACAACGCTTGCGACGTCGGCATCAATACGGCAAACGGAGAAGGCTGGGGTCTCGTTCCTTTCGAGCACGCCTCCTGTAAGCGAGCTCAGGTCTTACCTGACCACACGTCCTGCGCCGACATCTGGAAAAACAAAGCGCCTCTCGCCCGAGTTGCCTCTTGGATTTACGACAAAGATCTTGGTGTGGAGCGGGGAATCGTAGACACAGGACACATGGCAGAGCTACTGACTGAGCTCTACGAGGACGAGACCTACAGAAATCAAGTTGCTGAGTCCTGCTTTGAGGTCACGCAGAATCCGTCCTACAGGTGGGACCGAATCGCCGAAGGTTTCCAACGCGCCATGGAGGAGCTGAGCAAGTGAGCCTGCAATTCCACCGATATCGGACTTATCACGACAGAGCAGTTCGTAAAGTCCACCTCCCTTCAAGCAAAGGTTTTCCCTCCGTATACCTCCAAGCGCAGGAGATTGGTGGGGAGTTCGTGCGAATAACTGATGGTCTGCCTCCCACGGCTGTCGCTAACTTCAGTCCCTGCGTACTTAAGCACCGTGGATCGACACTGATTGCGTGGCGATCACAGCCAGAACCTTTTGTGTTCCGGCACGACATGAAGTACTTCTACTACAACAACACGCCGACCGACATTTACGTAGGGGAGCTGCTTAGGGACGACACAATTGTTGCTCCGAGGAAACTAAGAGCAGGTAAGCATCGTCTCAGCTACGAAGACCCTCGCCTTTTCCTTTCGCCTGACGACAATCTGCACTGCCAGTTCATCACAAGTAGCTACGCCAGTAAGTGGGATAGCTCGAAGCACAAACTGGTTAAGAGCCCCAAGGTCTGCACAGGATTGATTGACGAGTGGGGTCAGCTCGTCGACTGCTTCTTCCCTCCTCTAGGACGAAACCTTCAGGATGGAGCAGCGGAGAAAAACTGGTGTTTCTACTCCAAAGGAGACGAACTAAAACTCCTTTACTCCACGGCTCCGATCGTCATCAAGACTCCTGGCCAGGAAGACAAGGTAATCGACTCGTCCTGTCTGAAGGAAGTTACAGGCAACCACCCGACTTTTAACTCAACCGCACCTGTGCAGATTGGGGACGAGTGGCTTGTTTTCTACCACTTCAAGTACATGGTGCACGAGCTCGATAAGAGACCGTACCTCATGTATGCGCTTAGCGCCTACACACTCGATGAAGACCAGACGAAGATCGTCCGCATGATGAAGGAGCCTCTCTTCGTAGGTTCGACTAACGACGATTTAATCACCTGGACGGATGCAGTTGGAAACGACATCTCGCATCAACCAGCTTGCATCCTTCCCTTTGGTTGCTTCATCGAGGATGAAGAGGAGCTCGTTATGTCACTCGGCGTAAACGACTCCTTCATGGGCATCTTTAGAACGCCAGTACTAAACGTGCTAAGTTTGATGCAACGTGTTTAATCTAGAAGCCAAGGGAGTTCGCTCTCATTAAACACGTCGGTGGGGAGCTTACAGGCTCCCTTTTTTATGTCTTCTCTTCGCGTTCAATCACTGACCACACAATCAATGACGCTTCTTCGAGAAGCGCGCTCATTGTGGGCTGGTCCTCAAAGCTATTAACAAGCTCTCGAAGACAGCGATCAGCACCCGCTAAAAGAAGCCCGCGTCGATCAAGACCATCGGTCAGCTGACGCACTGCTTGAATATGGGATCTAAGTTCCTTCTGCAGAACAGCGATCTTGGTTGCTGCAGTTGCGTGGTCTAACATCCCGGTCAGCGTCATTTGTCTGACGTTGCCAAGATCCATTTTCAACGCATCAATCTCGATCAACAGATCTTTTCTTAGATCTGCTTTCGGGTAGCGCTCCTGGATAAACGCAGTTAAGTCAGAAATAGAGCCTTCGTACCCAGGTTTCAAGAAGCGAGCAAAGAGAAACGCTTCTATATCACTTGTAGAGTTTTTAGCGTAATACGTAAACGCATCACGCTGGGACTTGCTGAGCGAATCCAGCCACGAAGCAACCGTGGTGGAGTCTCCGACTTTGGATTGGATCATGCAAAGAAACGCGTACCAGCCAGAGCTTGGCTAGCACCATAGCGCTTCATAGCAAGTTGAGCTTTAGTTTGCCCTTGAATATTCGCAAGGTCACTGAGAGTTTTGGCTTGCTGAAGTTTTAAACCACTCTCAAGTGCTTGAGCACCAAGGGCGAGACTACCCTCGGTCTTAGCTCGAGTGCTGAAGACGTCAGCCAGAGTATCGGCTTGCTTCTGAGCCACGGCGGAACGCGTAGCTTCCTGCAGTTGCCTCAACCCAAGATTGGTGCTTGCCAGGGTTCGAGCGAGTTCGTTCTCACCAGCCAAGGATGCAGAACCTGCTTGACCCAAAAACTGAGGACCAGCTAATTCAGTAGCAGTCCGTGCGTTAGCTAGGTTCTTAAGAGTATCGATACCAGCACCAGCTGCCCCCGTAGCGACAGCAGCTTGGGACGTTGTTGCTTTCTCAGCTCGATTCAGGGCTTCTTTAAGGATACCCAGCTGAGAGTTAGCGATCGTCGAACCCTCGAGACCAAGTGCTCCGCCAAGAGAACCCTGAAGAATCGCAAGACCGTTAATAGCAGCGGTCAGCGGATTGTTCATGGCAGCTGCAAGAGCGCCATACTGAGAAAAGTAATCCGAACCACTACCGCCGCCACCAGAGGATGAACCTCCGCCCCCTCCCGTAAAAGAGCTGACTAAAGATCCAATACCGCCTGCTGCGGTTCCAACTGCCGCTAGTGCCGGAAGAAAACCCATGATCAGTACAGCGCTTTAACGGGGGAGAAGCCAGCGGCACCAGTCCGAGAACTAGCTGCCATACCCGCAAGAACATTGGGGTTCGGCATGCCGAGCGTGGCGCTCAGATTCATCATGCCCACGGCCAGTTGCGTATCGCGATCAATCTGCTTCTGGGTGATAGCGGACCAAGCGTTGATGGTTTCCTTTTCAACAGCCCTCTGAGTCAGCTCGCGGGTCTGCTCCATCGCTGCTTGGTTAGCAGCTCGGACTTGACGCTCGTAAAGAGCAGCATCAATATCAGCCCTTTGCTGAAGGATCTTCGGGTCAATCGACTGCTGGAGCAGCTGCTGAAGAATCTTTAAAGTCTGCTCCTGAGCTCCGAGGGCGCCGCTTTGAGCTTGGCCTCGTTGCTGCTGACCAGCTTGCTCGGCTTCTTGAGTGCGCCGCTGGGCTTCAGCAGCCCTCTCCTCCATTTCCTTGGCCCTCTGATCCTGTTCCTTGGCCAGCTTTTCGGCTTCTGTAGTAACTGGAGGTTGGGCTTGCTGCCCAGCCATTTTCTGGGCTAACCGATTAATTTCACCAGGAGCCTCAAAAGGCTTGGTCAGCCTTCCAAGAATCTGGGGAAGAGCTTGAAGTGCCCGTCCTTCTGCAGTATCAAAAAATGAAGTCGACATCTTCTTTATTTCCCTGTCCCAATTGTACTAAGAGATCCTTGGAAATCAGGGCGCGCCAGATAGTTACGCAGGAATTCTTGAGCTGCGCCACCGGTTGCCACCGCTTGAGTCCCCGCCATCTGAGCAAGAGCGGGAATAATCTGTGCTGAGGCGTTGATTTCTGCCATAGCCCGCTCGCGCTCACCTAGTTCTTGAGCCATCGCACGCTGGCGATTCACATCCTCCTCGATTCGCTCACGCACATCGATCTGAGGTAGATCGACAATCCCCAGAGTCGCCAGTCGGAGAATGGCTCGGTTTAAGTTCTCCTTGCCGTAAACCCGCTCGAGGTTTGCCAGCTCACTGGGTCCAACTAAATATTTACCCCCTTGTGCAACCGCAGGAGGTGCTTCACCTAAGCGACCAATACCGGACGAGGCACGGGTTAATACCTCACCGCCGACATTACCGAGAAGTTCAGCTAAAGCAGCTCTAATAAAAGAACCACCTCCAGCAGCAGCGGCAGGAGCGGCAGCGGCAGCAACAGCAGGAGCCATAGTTAAGAAAGACCCGGTTTGTCGAAACTAGTGCCTGACGGCGGCTTCTTTATTGATTGTAGTTCATTAGGCATTGATTGTACGCCTAACTGCATACCCTTCTGATCCACAGAGGGCAGTGCTGATGTCTGTGGAAAGTTGGATTCGATGTACATCTTCAGAAACGAAGTTGTTTCTAAAGAAGGAGCTAACTGACGAACATCGCGTTCGCGTAGCTGCTGTGCACGAACGTTGTGTCTCATCAGCTCAGATACTGGAAGTTCTCAGAGGGAGCGATATTGTTCGAGGCCGGAGCATTCAGCATCGAGTAGTTAGAACCCAGGTTGGGTGTGTCGTACTGAGCAGGACGCTGAGCCGAAAGCATATCCATGTGCTCGTCTTGTTGATCAGCCAGCTGTTGCAGCAGCTGCACAACAAGAGCGAATTCTTCGGGCTCTAACTCCGCGATCAGAGAAAGCAAATACTCGTCATTAGGGTTATCATCAGTAACCCGCATGCGCTGCTCAAGCTGAGTGCGCTGCATGGGGTTATTGTTGTCGGGATAACCATTAAGTGAATGGGTTGCCCCGGTGTACATACCCTCATCCGCCTCGTGCCCAGGCATCGGAGGCAGGGCAGTAGCAAAACGACGAACAATTGCAGCAGTCGCAGGGGTTGCTGCTGCCATCTCTGCGGGAGTCGTAGGAACAGGCAGTCCCAGAATCCGAGCAGCTAGTTCGTAATCGGCTTTAGAGAACACCAGAAACCACCACGGCTGATTTATCTATATTACCGCGTATCTCGAGAATATCGCCTGGCGTACAGTCGAGCGTGATGCACAGCTTCTCTAGCACGTCTGGAGAAGGAATATAGTTAGAGTCAGAGTATATCTTGCGCGTCGTGGTAGGCGATAAGGAGGCTAGCTTACTTAAGGCGAACGATGACAGCTCGCGACGGTCCAGAAGATCCTTAAGAGTATTCAGCAATCGCCCGCTAGACGTATGTGAAGAATAGAAAGGCATTCCCCTGTAACCCCGAAGTAGCTAGCTTAAGCGAATTTAAAACCTTCAGAAATATCAACTAAACCAGAGCCGCTGAAGTGACCAAACGAAGTTAGATCGAGCTTAGGGCTCTGAATCCGACGCCAGTTCATGATTTCTGATTCAAAACGGATGTCATCTAAAAACAACCAACGGTTCTTTTTAGAGAAGGTAACCGTAGATAGAAGACTTAAGAACTTCTCCTCAAACTTACCGTCCTTAGGTCCATCGCACATAATAAAGGTAGACTCAATAAATCTGTCTTTATGAGCCTCAAAAACCTCAGGCTCCTGTAAATTATCTGTGAACTGAGTCAGCCGACCTCCCTCTGAGACAAAGTCGTCCGGTGTCAAGTAGGTGGTTTCGAACTGATGCCAAGGAAGAACATCAAATGTATCAACCACAGCCTCAAACGCGTAGTCAAGCATCACACGGGTCCCTGTGCCGTAGTGAGTACCGACGTCGACAATCTTCACCTGCCCCTCGTCGTCAACAAGGTGAGTCAAAAGACCCGCCAATAGTCGGTAATGATCACCAGGGAAGCAGTTAGCGAAGGGGTTATCAATAGAGAGTTTTAGCTTTGAGGCAGTCGATAAAGCCCTAAAGACATAGTCAAATTTAGAAAACGACTGTGTAGCAGGGTCGTCATCTACTGAAACGATTGCCGAAGGGAAAGCCTGACGTACGGAGACCATAATCACTTAACAAGTGGAAGCATAGTAACACTAAAAACCTAAATTCTTATGACGACAGAACTCGAGGTCCCAGGTAGTAAAGCTGTTGGGAAGCTCAGGGATATTAAAAGGAGTTTTGTAAGTCTCTCCTTCAACGTGGGCTTGCCACGCTTCGCTCCACTTAGCGTGTAGGTATCTCTTATTCATTTCGTGCGCTACGTGAACAGCATTCTGTAGGCGAGGTTCGGAACGCCAGGTCTGAGACCCGTCGGAATAATCCTTTTTGGTTCCGTGGTAGTACCCGTGCTCGAGACCTAAAACACGCTTGACGTCATCATGGATGAAACGCATCCCGTAGTCCATATCCTCGCAATAGCCCGGATAGAGGTTCTCATCGAACAACCCATACTTCTGAACCATCCAGTCCTTTAACAAGAAGATATCCCAGCCGCCACCGGAACCGTGCACAATACCAACTTCTTCGTCTTCTGCTTTGGAGCTCATCTCTCCAAGAAAACCTGGCTCAAACATCACATCGTGGTTTGAAATCACCCAGTAGGGCGCCTTCATAAAACTCTTGATTATCAGATTCCACGCTCCGGAGCACCCGATATTGGCTGGCATGTGGGTTACATGCACCCGTCGCACAAAAGGATTGACGAGGCTTTTAACAGCCTCCACTTCCTCGGTAATCTGACCTCTACCGTTGTTATTGAAAACAACAAAATCATCTACAGGGTAATCAATGCTCATGAAGAGCCTGTGTAACCAATAGGGATTATTAACAATCGCTGTACCGATTACAGGGATGGGTTTTGACATTGCCCTACTGATTTATGTCAGCATAGTAGCAAACTTAAGCTTTTGAGTACTGCGTACAACCGATCGCGTCGACAGTCTCAGCTTCAGGGTAATCGAAAGAGCATCCGAACTTAGTTTTATGAGCACACGTAGTACAAGGAAGATCCACATCTTCTGGCTTGACATAGGTTTGCGTACGCTCCAGTGAATT